CTTTGACATCTCTATCAATGTCGGACTAGGCACAGGAAACAAGCAAGAGCAGATGGCTATGATTGCTGCAGTATTGCAAAAGCAAGAGCAGATTCTAGGCACACAAGGCTTTAACAACCCATTGGTTAGCTTAACACAATACAGACAGACTTTAGGTCGCTTTATTGAAGCTGCAGGATTTAAGGATTCGACAGAGTTCTTCAAGGAAATCCCACCTGAGTTTGAGCAGATGATTGCACAGCCACAGCCACCACAGCCTGACCCTACAACACAGGCAGTCATGGCACAGGTTCAAGCACAGATTCAGGCTGACCAAATGAGAGCGCAGAATGAGATTCAGGTAGCCCAAGCTAAGGCACAGGCTGATATTGAGTTGCAGAGAGAAAAGGCTGCAGCAGAGATTCAGCTAAAGCGTGAGAAAGCACAGGCAGACATAGAAATTAAGACAGCCGAGTTCAATGCTGAAGCTAGATTGAAGGCTTTACAGGTAGGCGCAGGACTTTCTAATACACCAAATATTCCTAATCTATGAGCAAACCTGAACAGGCAAACCGATTATTAAACGATGATTTCTTCAAGGAACTTGTAGAAAATCAGAAAGTATTGTATAAAAACAACATATTCAATAGTGCTGAGGATGATGTAGATGGTCGAGAAAAGGCTCTCATCAAATACAGGGCGATTGAAGAATTTGTGGCGAGTATTCAAGCAATAGCTGATGAAAAACAGATTGCAAATAAACGCTGGAAGATTTTGTAAACAACCGAAAGGTATCTAAAAATGAGTGAAAACACCAATCCGCAAGGAAGTGTAACAGTAAGCCAAGCAGCTAACGCATTTTTGTCTTTGATGGACTCACCTACTGAGGAAGCTCAACAGGCTCAACCAGAGGTAGACCAACAAGAACCAGTAGAGATGGAAGCCGAGCAATCGGAAGAAGTCGAAGCCAGTTCAGAGGACTACACAGATGAAAGTGCGGAAGAAACTGAATACCAAGAAGAAGAACCCGAAGAAACCCCTACTTATCGTGTCAAAGTAGACAATGAGGAAGTAGAGGTCACTCTTGACGAGCTTCTACAAGGTTACAGTCGCACAAAGGATTACACCAAGAAAACTCAGGCTTTGGCAGAAACTCGTAAGGCTATTGAAGCCGAGAAAGCGAGAATCGAAGAAGCTAAACAGTTGCGAGATACCTATGCTCAAAGGCTTCAGGTAATTGAGGAGATGCTCAGTCAGGGTGATGACAAAGAGAATCTTGCTGAATTAAAGGAAACAGACCCTATTGGCTATGCCATTAAGGTTGCCGAAAGAGCAGAAAAGGAAAAGCAACTTCAAGCTGTTCAAGCTGAAAGACAGCGCCTAGTGCAACAACAGCAGCAAGAGCAACAAGAGGTGCTTAAGCAACATTTGGCAAGTGAAGCGCAAAAGCTCAAGGAGTGGATTCCTGAGTTTAGAGACGAAGCGAAGGCAGAAGTAGCTCGTAGGCAGATTAAAGAGTATGCGAAATCTATAGGTTTCACAGACCAAGAGCTTGCGAATGTATACGATGCACGAGCAGTCCAAACGCTCTACAAAGCCATGCAGTATGAAAAGCTAGTAAAAGGCAAGGGTGTAGCTACTAAGAAGGTAGCCGAAGCGCCTAAGACTTTGAAGGCTGGAACTTCAAATCCACAGAGTTCCGAAAAGGATGCAGTTAAGAAGGATTTCCAAAAGTTGAAATCAACTGGTAAGAAAGCCGATGCTGCGAAATTATTTGAACGATTTATTTAAAGGATTTAGAAATGCCTACATTTACAAGATATGATGCGGTTGGCGCTCGTGAAGACCTGACCGATGTAATTTATAACATCAGCCCACAAGACACTCCAATTATGTCTTCTATCGGCAAGACCAAAGCTACTGCTGTTTACCATGAGTGGCAGACAGACAGCTTGGCTGCTGTAGATACAGCTAACGCTTTAGTTGAAGGTGCTGATGCTTCTGCTGCTACATTGTCACCAACTACTCGTATTGGTAACTACACACAAATCGTGGGTAAGACAATTCAAGTTTCAGGTACTTTGGAAGCTGTAGACAAAGCTGGTCGTAAGTCAGAAAAGGCTTACCAATTAGCTAAGGCTTCTGCTGAACTCAAGCGTGACATCGAAGGCATCATTACTGCTAACCAAGGTCAAACTGCTGGTACTAGCTCATCTGCTCGTAAGATGGGTTCTTTGTTGTCTTACATCAAGACCAACACAAACAAAGGTTCAGGTACAACTGCTGGTGCAGACCCTACAACTATCGGTGTATCTACTCGTACAGATGGTACAACTCGTACATTCCAAGAGTCTATGCTCAAGGATGTAGTTGCTAAGGTATTTACTTCAGGTGGCACACCTTCAGTATTGATGGTTTCTCCTGCTCTCAAGCAAGTTGTTTCAGGCTTTACTGGCTTGGCTCAACATCGCTATAACAGCAATGCCAATGGCAATGTAACTATCCTAGCTGGTGCTGATATGTACGCATCTGACTTCGGTGTGTTGCAAGTTGTTCCTAACCGCTTTATGCGTACTCGTGATGCTTTGGTACTCGACCCTGAGTATGCAGCACTCGCATATTTGCGCCCATTCCAAACTAACGAATTGGCTAAGACTGGTGACTCTGAGAAGACACAAATCTTGGCTGAATTGACTTTGGAAGTTAAGAACGAAGCTGCTCATGGCGGTATCTTCGACTTGTCAGCAAGCTAATTGTTGAAGTAGAATTGGGGTGGGGAAACTCACCCCTTTTTCTTATAAGGAGAGGAAATTGTCTAAATTAGGCAATCTCGGCAACAATAAGACAGCCTACGCTGATGGCGATGGCGGACTAATTATTGAGACTAAAGTAGACCTTAGCGACTTTATCGCTGAGACACAAGCTCAATATAAGAATAGAAGTGGTAGCACAGGATGGGGAGATAACCCACTTGATGAACGCAATAAGATTGCTACCATACCACCTGAAATCATAGAAGACTTGAATCGTAAAGGCATCATGCGTGGCTACTTTATCGTAGACGAGCCAGCCATGAAGCGATGGTTAAACGACCCGATTAATCAAGTATTCCGTACTAGGGGTGGAAAAGTTTGAAAACAGTTGCTATTTGCATACCTGCTAGAGGGCAGATGGAAGTAGGAACTGCTTTTGATTTAGCTCGGATGGTCAATCATGTAGCCCGAAAAGGTGAAATACAGGTCAATCTGTATACATCTATGGGAACTCTGATATTTGACCAAAGAAACAATATGGTGGAATCAGCCCTAGAAGAAGGTGCTGATTATGTGCTTTTTATAGATGCAGATATGCGCTTTCCAAAAGATACGCTAGAAAGGCTTATATCGCACGATAAGGGCATTGTTGGGGTTAATGCTACTACTAGGTCAGTTCCAGTAAAAGCGACTGCCAAGCACCTTATAATCGATTCTGATGGCACTTGTAATTGGAAACAGATTAGCTCTAAGAATAAGACAGGTTTACAGATGGCTGATGGTATCGGCTGTGGGGTCATGTTAATTAGCAGAGAAACCCTAGAAAAGATAGAGAAACCTTGGTTCTTTTTTGAGTTATTACCTGAAAACAAGCTATTAGGCGAAGATATTTACTTCTGTGTCAAAGCTAAAGATGTAGGAATTGACACATTTATAGACCATGATTTATCACAAGAGATAGGTCATGTTGGCTCATACACTTACGGATGGCATGACATATCATGAGTTTTACTAACTATTCAGCACTACAGACTACGATAGCTAACTATCTAGGTAGAACTGACTTAACCAGTCAGATTCCTACTTTTATCCAGTTGGCTGAAACTCGACTAGCTCGACAGTTGCGTACTCGCTTGATGCTCAAGTCTGCGACTGCGACCATGACAGGTGGCGATAATCGTGTAGCTGTGCCAACTGACTTCATGGAATTACGGGATTTACATATCCAAGGCAACCCTAGGATTCCTGTGACTTATCTGTCTCCTAGCAATTTCACAAGAAATGCTAGGGCAGAGGAGTCGGGAAGACCTGTGTTTTATACAGTATTGCAGACAGAGTTTGAGTTTGCGCCTATTCCTGATGATGCGTATGTGTTAGAGATTCTTTACTATGCAAAGCCAGCTTTACTAAGTGGTTCTAATACATCGAATGTATTTTTGGCTAACTATCCTGATGCTTTACTTTATGGCTCTTTGATGGAAGCCGAGCCTTACCTGATTAACGATGCAAGAGTTCAGCTTTGGGCTTCTATGTACGACAGAGCAGTCACTAACATCAATGATTCTGACGAAAACTCAGAATATTCAGGTGTACCATTAACAATGAAATTAGCTACTCAATAAGGATTAATCATGGCTGAAATGTCAAATTATTTGGAAAATGCGCTAATTAACGCAACTCTCCGCAACACAGCTTATACAAGCCCTTCTACTGTTTATGTCGGTCTGTTTACTTCTGACCCTACAGATGCAGGTTCAGGCACAGAGGTATCAGGTGGCTCTTATGCTCGTGTAGCAGTAACTTTTGGCGCACCTTCTAATGGCGCTTCAACAAACTCTGCTGCAGTTGAATTCCCACAGGCTACAGGCGATTGGGGAACAATCACCCATATCGGTATCTTGGATGCAAGTTCAAGCGGTAATTTGTTGTATCACACAGCTTTGGATAACTCTAAGGTTATTCAGACTGGTGATATTTTTAAAATCGCAACAGGTAACCTGAGCGTTACCCTTGCCTAATGCCATTAACACTAGAGCAGTTAGACCAATTTGGTAGCCTAGATGACTTACAGTATTCGCTAGACCTAGATTGGTACGAAGATAGGGTTACAGGCAACTGGACACTAGAAGCCATAGATGCTATTGGCTCTATTGACAGTATCAACCTGTCTTTAGATAGCCCATATTGGAATGGTCTAACTGTTTATTTCTACAACCCAGCAAGTGTAACAGCCAATGCAAGTGTTGTTGCAGATGCCTACAGAGAGCGTAATGCTTCAGGCTCAATCACAGGAAATGCGACTGTAACTGCAACACCTACAAGAATCCTATTCTTCTCAGGTGCTATTACTGCTAACGCTCAGGTTGAAGGCTACGCAAACGCTATATTTGGTGGCACAGGCTCGATTACGAGCAATGCTACTGTATCGGCTAACGGAATAAGAATAAGAGAATCTAGTGGCTCTATAACAGGTTTAGCGACTGTTTCTGCAATAGCCTATAGAGAGTTGTTTGGTGCAGGTGCTATTACAGGGTTTGCAACAGTTACAGCCAATGGTGCTAGGGTATTATCAGGCTCAGGGTCAATTACATCTTCTGCAACAGTTACAGCAGATTCAGTAAGAATCAGGACAGGAAGTGGAAATGTTAATGGATTATGCACAGTTACAGCGCTTGGTGGAGTCGAATATTCGGGTACAGCAGATATTAGCGCAATCGCAACAGTATCTTGCACAGCAAATGCAGTATTCTCAGCATCTAGCGCAATTGTATGTACAGGCACTATTACTTGTTTAGGCAATATCATTGGAGACAACTGGACTCCTGAAACACCTGAAACAGAGTCTTGGGCAGATGTAACACCTGAGAATCCTAACTGGACAGAAATACCAGCTAGTAACGATTCTTGGACACAGATAGCAGCAAGCACAGGGACATGGAATCAAGTTCCTAGCAACAATAATTCATGGGTGAATAATTAAATGGCAAACCAAAGAATAACTTTCGGAGAATGGCTACCTGACCAACCGTCGGTCACAGGTGCATTAATGGCAGCTAATAATGTTTACTCTAGAGCTATTGGCTATGGTGGTATTCCTTTGGCAGTCGATTACTCACAAAATGCTTCTGAGCCACTAAACAATGTGGTGGCTGGTAAAAACCCTGATGGAAGCACTACAGTATTCGCAGGAAGTCAGACTAATCTATACAAGCTAGACTCTACTGATATGACTCTAGATGATGTATCAGGCACTACTTACGCTACTCCTGTAGACCAAAGATGGCGCTTTACACAGTTTGGCAACAGAATTATTGCTGCTAACGGATATGACAAATTACAGGGTTGGCTACTAGGAACTTCGACTGCTTTTGCAGATTTAGCTGCTGATGCGCCTACTGCTCGGTATGTCACAGTAGTTCGAGACTTTGTGGTTTCAGGACATATCGGTACTGCTTACCCATTTAGAGTCCAATGGTCAGGCATTAACAATGAGACATCTTGGACTCCTAGTGCTACGACACAGGCTGACTTCCAAGAGATTCCTGATGGTGGCTCTATCGTAGGTGTTACAGGTGGTGAATTTGGTCTAATCTTGATGGATAGGTCAATCTATCGCATGACTTATGTCGGTAGCCCATTGGTATTCCAGTTTGACAATATCTCAAGAAATCTAGGTTGCTACGAAGCTAATTCAGTTATCCAGTATCAGGGTACGACTTTCTTCCTAGCAGACGATGGTTTCTATGCCTGTGATGGACAGACTGTAGTGTCAATCGGTGGCGAAAAGGTAGACAGATACTTCTTTAAGGATGTAGACGAAGAATACCTGTTCAATATGTCTGCTGCTATCGACCCTATTAAAAACCTAGTTATTTGGGCTTATGCGTCTAAAGGGCAAGGTGGAAATGTCAATAAGTTATTGATTTATAACTTCCAAACTAAGAGATGGTCTAGTGGCACTACCAATGTAACTAAGGTAGCTTCAGCTTCTAGCCCTTCTACAACTTTAGAGGGTTTAGATGCTATTTCTGCTTCTATTGATGCCCTAGGAACTAGCTTTGACTCTCGCATTTGGCTAGGTGGAAAACTGCTATTTGCAGGGGTCAGAGGAAATAAAATTGTTACATTTACAGGACAGAATTCTACTGCTACAATTCAGACAGGAGAATTGTCTCTTGAAAATCGTAAGTCAGCAGTTACTCTTGTTCAGCCTATTGTTGATAATGGTTCTTGTAATGTAGCTGTGTTTTCTAGGGACTTGCTTACGACTCAGATTATTTTTGGGTCATCAACCGCAGCAAATTCAGAAAATAGGGTTTCATTGAGAAGCATGGGAAGATACCACTCATTGCAGTTTACCCCTACAGGCGATAATTGGAATTCAATTATCGGTGCTGATGTAGAACTCGTGCCTATGGGTGGTCGCTAATGTTTCGTGTTTTACCACCATTCGGTGCAGACCCTCGTGGAGTTGCTGAGGTTGTCAATGGCATTATGAATGGTAAGACCAATAATACTGGCTCTGTGACATTGGCTACAGGTGGTGCTACAAGCACTACGATTACAGATGCTCGTATAGGTATAGATTCTGTGATTTTGTTGATGGCATTTGATGATGTGTCTGCAAGTAGTTACTTTCCGTATGGCGCATTTCAGGACACAACAGACCAATCAGCAGCAAATACAACAACTGCTTATGCTGTTAAATACAACACAACAGATTATTCTGAAGGTGTAACACTTAGTAACAATAGTAGATTAAATGTAGCTTATTCAGGTTTATACAATCTACAGTTTTCTATACAGTTTGCTAATTCAGATACTCAGATTCAAGATATAGATATTTGGTTTAGAAAAAATGGAACTGATATTACAGGTTCTAATAGTAGGTTTTCTGTGCCAAATAGTCATGGTGGAGTCAATGGTCATTTAATTGCTGCTATGAACTTTTTTGTAGCATTAGCAAAAAATGACTATGTAGAGATAATGTGGGCTACGAGTAGCACATCAGTAACTATTGAGCAAATACCTACTCAAACTAGCCCTACTAGACCATCTACACCAAGCGTTATAGCAACAATGAGCTATTTGTCATCAAATGGCTATACAGCAGATATTTTTACAGAGCCTTACATTAGTGCAGTAACTAACGGAAGTGCAACAATTAGCCACCCTGCTAACAGTATTTCAGGGAAAACATTTAAGTATGTCGTAATAGGATAAATCATGGCAGAAACAGTAACCACATCGTCTATTGACCCAGCGCTTAGACCCTTCCTAACAGAAGGTCTACAGAGAGCTAGAAGTCTATTCCTTACAGGTGAGCAACCTAGATTCTTTGAAGGACAGACTTATGTAAGCCCTTCTGAGCAGACTTTAAGCGCTTTGCAACAGCAAGAGCAATTAGCAACACAAGCTAACCCTGCACTTCAGCAAGCTCAACAGGCTTATTTACAGTCTTTAGGTGGCATTGGTCAGACTGCATCAGGCGCTTTCTTAGGTGCGAATCCTTATCAAGCACAGATGATGCAAGCTGCTACTCGCCCATTAGAGCAACAGTTTGCTAATCAAGTTTTGCCTAGCATTTCTAGTATGTTCTCTCGTGCAGGTCGTTATGGCTCAGGCGCTATGGAACGAGCATTAGGACAAGCTACAGAAGCTCAGACTCGTGCATTGGGTGACATTACTTCTAATATCGCAGGTCAGCAATTCCAACAAGAGCGTGGCTTACAACAACAAGCCCAATTAGGTTTAGCTCAGTTAGCTTCTGCTGCACCTTCTATTTACTCTCAACAGTTCCTACCTTCTCAGCAATTAGCACAGGTTGGCGCTGCTAGAGAGCAGATTGCTGCATTGCCACTACAAGAGCAGATGCAAAGATTCCAGTTCCAACAGCAATTACCTTATCAGCAGTTGTCAGGCTATCTGTCATCTGTTTATGGTAGCCCAATGGGTTCTTTTGGAACACAGACACAGACCATGCCACAGAATCAGATGATTAATCGTCTAGCTGGTGCAGGTGTAGGTTACTTAGGTGGTCAGGCTTTAGGTTCATTCCTAGGTGGCACACCATTTAGCTTAGGCAATGTATCAGGCTATGGATTAGGTGGTGCTGCATTAGGTGGTTTATTGGGTGGTGGATTATTCTAAAAATAGTCAATAAAAACTTCGTTTCACAGACTTGGAGTCTAGTAAATGACTTCATTGGTAGTGCTTTAGAGTACGCTGATGGAGACTATACGCTAGACCAAGTTAAGGTTTATTTGACTAATGGTCAATGGCAGTTAATTGTAGCTTTAGATGATTTTGGAAATATAAAGGGTTGTTGCACAGTTACTTTCCATACTTACCCAAATGATAGAGTAGCTTTTATTACTGCTATTGGTGGTAAATTTATAAGCGATAAAGAGATATATAAAGAGTTTACAGAGTTGCTAAAAGCTCAAGGCGCTACAAAAGTGCAAGGCGCTGCTAGAGAGTCAATAGCTAGACTTTGGAGAAGATTAGGCTTTACTGAAAAGTATGTGATAGTGGAGAACAAGCTATGAGTGGCGGTAGTCCAATAGACAATTTAGTTGATGCAGTAGTAGACCCTGTTAAAGACGCTGGTTCTTGGATTGACGATAAAGTTAATGAAGAAATTCCGGGGGGTTGGATTACTGTAGCTGCTTTAGCTGGTGGCGCTTATCTAGGCGCTGAAGCCATTGCTGCAGGTAATGCTGCTGAATCTGCTGCTCTAGCTAGTGGTGCGACTGCTAGTGAAGCTGCTGCTGCTGGTGCTGCTGCTGCCGAAGCTGCAAGTGCTACAAATTATTTAGGAACTGCTGCTTTAGGTGGTGCTGAAACAGGCGCAGTAGGTACAGGTGCTACAGGATTTGGATTAAGCGCTGGCTCTGCTGCAGGTGGCGCTGCAGGTGGTACAGGTATTAGCACAGCATCTTTAGCAGGTACTCCATTAGGTGCTGGCATGGGTGGATTAGGAACTAGCGCATCTAGTGGTCTAGGTTATCTAGGTGGTGTAGAAGCATTACCAACAGGAACAGCAGGTATGAGTGGTGTAACAGCACCATCAAGCATTAGTATTGGTGATGCAGTAAGAGGTTTAAGAGCAGCAAGTGGATTGTTAGGTCAGCCACAGGCTCAACCACAGCAATTTGGATTAAATCAGCAAATAGCACCTAGAGGTATGGTTGATTACTCACCTACTCTAAATTTATTAGAAAATCGAGTAAGAATCCCGAATGTATATTCATTGTTAGGATAAGAATATGGCACTATTAGGAACTAGCCCTTTAATGCAGTTGCTCTCTCCTGAGCAACAGGCAAGCACTCAAGAGTCAGCATTAACTATGGGTGGATTGACAGCATTGGCTCAATTATTAGCAGCTTCAGGCGCACAAGCTAGACCAGTTGGGACAGGTCAGGCTTTAGGTCAGGCTTTGATTGGTGGCATTGGTGGCTATCAATCTAGCATGGATAAACAGTTACGAGATATTGCTACTACTGTCCAACTACAGGATATTGTTCGTAAGCAAAAAGAAGCTCAACAAGTTAAAGATGTTTTAGCAAGTGCAGCAAAACCTACATATTCTCAAGAAGTAGTACCTGAAGGTCAAACATTGCGTGATGACCAAGGTATGTTAACAATGGGCGCTCAACCTAGACAATTAACTGGTATGGAATATGACATGAAAAAAGTCATTCCTACGCTACAAGCTCTAGGTCGTTTTGACTTAATTAAGGATATTGCACAAAGCCAACAAGAACTGCGTAAATCAGGAATTATGGCTGGTGATATAGCAAATATTCCTACACCATTTAATGTGTATATGAACGCTGAAAGCCCTAATGTTCGTACATTGGCTAAACAATATGATGATTCGTTTAAGCGTGGATTTATTACTGAAGAACAAGCTAATCGTTCATTAGAAGCATTGGCTAAGATGGAAGAATCTTACCAAGGTCGAGTTGATGCTAGAGCTAAAGAAGCTAAACCAACAGAGGGTGAAAAGAACGCTGCTGGATTCGTACAGCGTATGGAGTTCTCTGAAGCAAAGATTAAAGATATTGAAGGTAGGGTTGCTCAAGCAAGATTAGCTGGTAAAGATGTTGGAGACCCTTACGCTACAGCTAGGACTGAGTTCTTGGGTAGCTTACCTCTTATTGGCGAATATGCACGAGGTAAAGGCTCATCAGTTCAGCAACAGGCTTATAGACAGGCTCAAGAGAACTGGGTTAGAGCTAATCTCCGTAAGGAATCAGGTGCAGCGATTGGTAAGGAAGAAATGGATAGAGAGATTGCTACATACTTCCCAATGCCAGCAGATAGTCCTGAAGTTCTTGCTCAAAAAGCACAGGCAAGACAAGTTACAATGAACGCTATGAGAACTGCTGCAGGAAACGCTTATAAGCCTTTCGATATGAAGCAGTTTATGAGAGATAACGGACTAGAGCCAAGGAAATAAGCATGGCAGATTATAAGAATTTTGAAAGAATCCTACGCAATGTAGACAAGCTCAATTCTCGTGCAATGCTTATGAATCCACAGGATTCTGCATTAGAGATGCGCCAATATCTACAAAGCGAAGGCTATAACGAAAAGCGCTTTTTAGACGCAGCTAAGAATTATGCTAAAGCTAAAGGTATGAAGTCTGAGTATGGACTTCCTGAAGCTGCAATCCAAGGTCTTACATTTGGCTTTGGTGACGAGTTTGAAGCATGGATTAAGACTCTCAAGAATAAGCGCCCATACGAAGAAAACTACGCTGCTGTTCAGTTTGCCAAGCAAGAGTTTGAAGCAGAGCGACCAGTAACAGCAGTAGCTACAGAAATTGGTGGTTCTTTGCCTACAGCTTTATTAGGTGGTGCAGCTACAGTTAGAGCATTACAGGCAATTCCTAGAGCAGAGCAAGCTATTTCTACAGTATCAGCACCAGTTAGACAATTAGGTGCAAGTATTGTAGGCGGTGGTGTTACAGGCGGTATTGTTGGCGCAGGTCAAGCTGAAGAAGGCGAAAGACTACAAGGTGCTAAAAGGGGCGCTCAGTTAGGTATGCTTATTTCTCCTGTTGCTTTAGTAGGTGGCAAGGCAGTAGGTACAACACTACAGAAAACTGCTGATGTAACAGGTATTTCTCAAGGCGCACAGAACATCGTAGAAGCCACAAAGAATATTCCTATTGTTAAAGAAATTACAGGAAAAACAGCACAGTTTTTAGGTTTGACAGACGATGCTATTCAGCGCAGAGCAGATATGAAAATTATTCAAGCTTTGCAACAGGACAAGCTAACTGTAGACCAAATCCGTAGCGCAATGGATAACATCCGTAAATCAGGCTATAAACCTGAAACAATCATGGAGTTTGGTGGCGATGCTACTAAGCGCCTAGGTGAAACTGTTGCTATGTACCCTTCTGCTACTACAGCAGCTACAAAGCTCGTAGAGGAAAGAAAAGCAGGTCAGGCAGAGCGTGTATTGCTAGACTTCCAAAACGCTTTCAAAGTCAACGCAGATGCTACAGACATTGCTTCTCAGTTAGTCAAGCAAAGAGAAGCTCTATCTAAGCCACTATATCAAGCAGCTTACCAAAAAGATGCTGTTATTGAAGGACAGGCATTAGATGACTTTATGAAATTGCCTAAGTTTAAGGAAGCCTATAACAAAGCTCGTGCATTGGCAGAGTACGATGGAGTTCAATTACCGCCATTACAAGAGACTGGTAATGTCTTTAACCTACAGACAGCAGACTATGTTAAGCGTGGCTTAGACGATGTTTTATTTGTTTCTAAGATGCCTACAAGTGGTCTAGGTAAGACTGAGATTGGTAAGCTCAAAGAAAAACGAGCAGAATTCGTGAATTTTGTAGATGACTTAGCCCCTGAAGAATACAAGAAGGCTCGTCAAGTTTACTCAGGAACTACTAGCATTGTTGATGCAATCGAGGAAGGTAAGAACTTCTTAGGTATGGATGCTAGAGACTTGAAGGCTACTTACGACAGATTAAGCCCTGCCGAAAAAGATGGTTTTGCTTTAGGTGCTTATGACGCTATTAAGGGCAAGATTATGTCAGGTGCAGATGGCGCTGACATGGTTAAACGAGTATTTGGCTCTCCTGAAAAGCGTGAGCAGATTCGTGTATTGCTAGGCAATGATGCTTTCGATATGCTCGAAATGCAGATTGGTAGAGAGCGCACTATGCGTACTACTGAGCAAATGATTTCAGGTAGCTCAAGAACACAGCCAAGAGCAGTAGGTCAGCAAGAGTTTGAAGCAGACATGGCTTTATTCCCACAGACAAGTTTAGTAGGTGCTGCTAGAGATTACTTGATTCGCTCTACAAGAGGTTTAGGCGGTATTACAGCAGAGCGTATTGCACCTGAATTGTTCTCTATTGACCCCAATGTTCAGGCTAGATTGTTGAATAGATTAGGTACGCTAGATGATGTATTAAGAGAAGAAGCATTAAGAACTGGTGCTACAAGCGGTGCAGTTGGTGGAGTTTCAGCACCTTCTTTGTTAGACTAATGGTAATTTAAGGAAATAGATATGCCAAAGACAAAAATTAGTGAATTTGATGCAAATCCCGATAATAATACTGATATAAACAGTATTAATATTGCTGAAGGCTGTGCGCCATCGGGAATTAACAATGCTATCCGTCAGTTGATGGCAGACCTAAAAGACTGGTATGCAGGTACATCAGGCGATTCTTTGGCTGTAGCTGGTGGTGGTACAGGTGCTACTTCAGCTTCAGGCGCTAGAACAAACCTAGGTCTAGCAATCGGTACAGATGTTCAGGCTTATGACGCTGATTTAGCTGCTGTAGCTGCTCTGTCATCTAATGGAATTATTGCTAGAACTGGCTCAGGCACAGCTTCTTCAAGAACAATTACAGGCACTACTAATGTCATTACTGTAACTAATGGTGATGGTGTATCAGGAAATCCTACTCTTACTGTAGGCTCTTTGGTCGCTAGAACAGACACAAATCAGTCATTTACAGTAGCACAGCGTGGCTCAATCACAGCTTTGACTGATGGTGCAACAATTACTCCTGATTTCAACAATGCTAACAACTTCTCTGTGACTTTAGGTGGCAATCGTACTCTAGCTAATCCATCTAACCTAACAGCAGGTCAGTCAGGTGTTATTGTGATTACTCAAGATGGTACAGGTTCTCGCACACTAGCTTATGGTTCAAATTGGAAGTTTCCTAGTGGAACTGCACCAACACTAACAACAACTGCTAATGCTGTCGATGTATTAGTTTATTATGTAGAATCATCAAGCAGAATCACAGCTCGATTAGTAGCTGATGTTAAATAAAGGATAGCCATGTCAGTTATTCGTAATGAATTACTACTTGCAGGTGATGATGCCTACAACATTCAGCGTAGCTTGCGATTCCGTAGAAGTGCTAGTGCTAATTTAAGCCGAACACCGGCTAGTGCTGGAAATCGCAAAACATATACTTGGAGTGGTTGGGTTAAAAGAGGAAGCCTAGGTTCTGGTCAAGTTTTATTAAGCGCCGAAAATGGAACAGGAAATTACACTGTCTATCAATTTAACAGTAGCGACCAATTAGAGGCTCACAATTCGGTGTCAGGTGTGGGTGGGTCAAACTTTGCCACAACTGCCGTTTTTCGAGACCCGTCTGCTTGGTATCATATCGTTTTACAAGTTGATACGACACAAGCGACTGCCGCTAATAGAGTTCGACTCTATGTAAACAATGTTTTGCAAACATGGGGAACAACGGGTAGCACTGCTTGGGATTTAAATAGAGACACTTGGGTAGACAATACAAATATCCACTATCAAGGGCAAAACCCTATTTTTGGTGGAAACTTTTTCGACGGATACCTAGCCGAAGTAAACTTCATCGACGGTCAAGCGCTAACCCCATCATCCTTTGGTCAAAACAATGCTCAAACAGGAGTATGGCAACCAAAGAAATACACAGGAACTTATGGTACTAATGGCTTTTATCTACCATTTACAAATAACTCTACAACTACAACACTAGGCAATGACTTTAGTGGTAATGGTAATAACTGGACTACTAATAATATCAGTCTATCTAGCGGTGCTACTTACGACAGTATGACTGATGTGCCGACTTTGACAAGTGCGACACAGGCTAATTATTCTGTAATGAACCCTTTAGATGAGGGCGCATCAGGTTCAACTATATCTAATGGCAATTTGACAGTAGCTACTGCTAGTACAGGCTTTCGATATATGGGTAACACCATTTGGCCTACTAGCGGTAAGTTTTATGCTGAGTTCACTTTGACTGCCACTAGCGGATTTGCTCAAGTAGGCATTGCAACAACAACTACAAATTCCAATAAGATACTAGGTCAAGACTCTACTTCTTGGTCTTATAACTCATGGAATGGTACTAGCTCTAATAACAATTCTGCGTCAACTTTTGGTAATTCATGGACTACCAATGATGTAATTGGTATTGCTTTAGATAAAGATACTAATAAACTTTATTTTAGTAAGAATGGTACTTGGCAAAACTCAGCAGACCCAGCCGCAGGCACAGGTTCTATCAGTATTTCAAGTATTGCTGGTATTCCTACTCTAATTGGTGTTTGTGATAATGATAATGGTGGCTCTGCTACATTCCAAGCCAACTTCGGACAACGCCCATTCGCATACACACCCCCAACAGGATTTGTAGCATTAAATACTTTTAACCTACCTACTCCTACTATTGGTGCTACTGCATCTACACAGGCTAATAAGTATTTTGATATTAGTCTTTATACAGGTAACAGCGGAAGTCAGACAGTTACTAATAGTGGCTCAATGCAACCCGATTTAGTATGGATTAAGTCTAGGAATGTGGGTGGTAACAACCATAATTTATGGGATTCTGTTAGAGGTGCTGGTAAGGCTTTAATTAGCAACCTTACAGATTCAGAATACACAGCCAATAATATGACTGGGTTTGTGTCTAATGGATTCACATTTAGCGGAGTCGCATTAGATAGTAATACTACTGGAAATAACTTAGTCGCTTGGCAATGGAACGCTGGGGGTAGCACAGTAACAAACACTTCAGGCTCTATCAGCTCTCAGGTTCGTGCGAATCAGAGTGCTGGATTTAGTATTGTTACTTATACAAGCAATAACACTGGTGGTGCTACTGTAGGGCATGGTTTAGGTGTTAGACCTTCAATGATTATTTTAAAAAGAAGGTCAGCAGTTAGTGATTGGGACACATACCATATCAGCCTTGGTGCAACAAGAGGTATTGCCTTAAATACAACAGCCGCAGCTGTAACAAACAGTAACTATTGGAATAATACAGAACCAACATCAACTGTATTTACATTGGGTGCTGGTGTGAATCCAGCTTCAACAACAATGGTAGCCTACTGCTTTTCCGAAGTCGCTGGCTATTCAAGATTCACTTCATATACTGGTAATGGTAGCTCTGATGGAACTTTCTGTCATTTAGGCTTCCGCCCTCGCTTTGTAATGATTAAGAATTCATCAGCCACTGGTGCTTGGATTATGTATGATACAGCTAGGGATACATCTAATGTTGTTGATTTAATTCTTGAAGCTCAATCATCAAGTGCAGAGGGTAGTGGAAGCCCATTCGCAGATATAGACTTTTTATCTAATGGATTTAAGATTAGAGGAACTAGCTCTGCAATCAATACAAGTGGGAATACTTATGTAGTAGCCGCTTTTGCGGAAAACCCTTTTAAATACAGCTTGGGTCGTTAAGAATTTACAGGAGAAATAGAAATGCCTTACAAAATCGGAAATAAAACAATTCCACTAGATACACCATTCACTACTGAAGATGGTGTTCAAAGACCAGCTAATTGGATTCGCCTAGCAACTGAAGAAGAAAAGTCAGCTATTGGTCTAGTATGGGAAGCTGAAGAAGATATGAGCTTTGACCCAAGATTCTATTGGTCTAAAGACTTGCCTAAAGCATTAGAGGATAAAGCAGAGACTAAAGAAGATGGCTCTCCATTAATGGTTCAGAAATACAATCCTGTAACTGAGCAAATGGAAGATACAGACAAACAAGTCATTACTAAAGGCTTAAAGTCACAGTTTATCGCTCAAGTAAAGGCTTCTGCTGGTTCTATCCTAGCTCAGACAGACTGGATGATTACTCGCAAAGTAGAGCGTAATATCGAAGTACCTGCTGAAGTAGCTTCTTACAGAGCTTCTGTTGTTGCTAAAGCAGATGAGTTAGAGACTGCAATTAAAGCTGTTACTACAGTAGAGCAGTTAGCTTCTATGGATTTGTCTTTCCCACAGGAGTAATAAATGGTAGATGAGGTCGCAATCAGTCATACAGAAGCTAGATTAAATTCCCATGAAGCTGTTTGTGCTTATAGATACGAGACTATTAATGCTCGTCTAAAGCGCTTAGAACAGATTCTGATGGGTGCTTGTGGCTTCATCATCGTAACCCTATTAGCTATTGTCTTGAAACTATGAGAGCAATCCTATTTATACTTTCAATGATGCTAGGTGGATTCCTAGCATTTTTTTTATCTGACTCTCAGGCTCAACCGATAGTCACAGAATCTACTGCTCGTACAAAAGTAGAATCTCCACCACCTAGTGCTATATCTCCTAATATCACTACTATTAACAATCGAGTCTGTTCTACAGGGGTATCTGCTGCGATTCAAACACAGATTCTAGGTTTCTCTACAGGAACTACAGTACGAGACGCTAATTGCGAATTAGTCCTATTGGCTGAGACTCTGTTCAATATGCAGATGAAAACTGCTGCAGTCACCATTCTTTGCCAAGACAATCGTGTATTTTGGGCTATGTGGAACGCTGGTACATTCTGCCCGATTGATGGAAAAGTGGGACTGGAAGCTAAGGTTGTTTGGGAAAACTCCGAAAAACTACCTAAAAAGCCATGAAGTTACTGCTAATACTGTTGTTTTTTTGCAACACTATCAGCGCCCAAGTAAGAACCCATAATATCTCAGACGATGGCTATGCCCATGTCCCATTGCAATTTCCGTTTCCTTTGCATGGTAGGGTTTTTACTGATTCGTTTATGTATTCCAATGGAGTCGTAGGATTTGGCTCTGTAAACAATCATTGGTGCTGTTCAGGCTACGATTTAGCAACCAGTAGTGGGTATCAGTTCAACTACTCAATAATGGGCTTACAGACCGATTTAATCAATTATGGAAGTGGTCGGTTTTTATCAGAGGGAACTCCACAGTATCAGAGGTATATGTGGGAAAACATTTCTGAATATGGCCGACCTAATAACCTAAACACCTTTGGAATTGAGATTAGACCTAGTGGCTCTATCTCTATGCATTACAACCAAGTCAATCTTGATAGACCTTTTACCATCGGGATAACTGGAGATACGACTAGAGGTGAATATACGCAGTATCGCTTTCAGAACGGATTGAGGACTTCTGAGCCTTTTAGTTACTCATACAATGGTAACTTATGCGTTACTAATCCATTGTCTAGTCCTAGTTGTCCTAACTACCAAGAAGCCTACGATGCTCAACAATGCGCTTTAAACGCTCTGTATCGACCTTCTTGTGCTGGGTATGAACAAGCCTACTTCCAACAGCAATGTAGCCTTAATCCACTTTATAACAGCCAATGCACAGGTTATGCACAGGCTTACTTTGACCAACAATGTCGATTAAATGGGTTATACGACAGGACTTGTCCTAACTATGCAGAAGCCTATGCCGAGCAACAAGTTACTAGACCAGTTGCATCAGTACCACAAGTTCAGACCAGTTTTACAGGAGAAGTGACAGTTTCTACTCCTGTGATTGCAGACCCTATTGTTAATACTGTGGTGACAAGAAATGCTCAAACGACAAATAGTGTGCAAAGAAATACTGAGCCTGTTAGCGAGAAAAAGGTTGAAACTAAAACTTCAGCCAAGAAAGAAACCGAAACAAAGAAGTCAGCACCACCTACTAATACTGCGAGCAAGGATGATAGCCCGAAGGTTGTAGATACTTTTAAGTACGAGCAACCATTGGTATTAGACCCAAATTACAGAAAAATGGTAAGTAAACCTATTAGAGACAATGGTCGTGGTTTGTATTACCTAACGATTACTAGCGATAAACTTCATAGGGAATTAATAGATGAGCAATATAGAAAAAGAGATTAGCGTAGCTGGGTTTAGCTTCAAACTAACCAATAAGCTGATTGTTATGGTTATTTCTATAGCACCTGTAGTGGGTGGTGCTTTTTGGGGCGCTTTTGAGTTCTATAACGACTATATGTCTATGCGCCATGCTATCAAGAACTATGTCAGCCCTGACTTTACAGACTATGACAAGAAGATAGCTATTCTTGAAGAAAACACAGCCAAAGTAAACGATTACACAAGAGATATTAAAAACGACATCAAGAACGATGTGCGTAGGTTAGAAAAGATTGTCGAACAAGTAGAAAGAGACAATAAACAGTTTAGTCGTGAGATTGACAAGGATTTACGAGATATGCGTAAGGAAGTCGATACCAAGATTAAACGAGCTTTAGATAACCCATTAAATGCAACTAAGGAGTAAAGATGCTGTCTCTCATTTCAACATTAGGTGGTTTGTTAGTTTCAGGTTTGCCTAAACTATTGGACTTCTTCCAAGATAAGTCTGACAAAGCCCATGAGTTAGAGATTGCTAAGATGCAAACTGAGCGTGAGCTACAGATGATGGAAAAAGGCTTCTTGGCTCAGGCTAAAGTAGAAGAAATCCGTAGCGACCAAATTATGATGCAGACCGATGCAGAAATGACTAAGGCTGCTTATGAGCATGACGCTAAGGTGTTAGAAAAGGCTGCACCTTGGGCTTCTACATTCGTGGCAACAGTTCGCCCATTAGTAACCTACTTGTTTGTTGCTGAACTATTTATTATCAATATCGGTATGGGCATCTATATCTTTAATCATGGAACTTTGATTACAAGTGTCGATGACTTTATCAAGGCTACAGATATGATTTTTAGCGAAGATGAGATGGCTATGCTTGGTGCTATTATTGGCTACTGGTTCGGCTCAAGAGGTTGGTCTAAGAAATGAAAATAAGCGATAAATGCTTAAAGATGATTAAACACCATGAAGGGGTCAGGACTAAGCCTTATCAATGTCCTGCTCTTTTATGGACTGTAGGTGTTGGTCATGTCATCGACCCTACTCATGCTAGAGTCCCTATGGCAGAGCGTAAGGCTTTGCCAATTCCTAATGGATGGGACAGAACTTTGTCTATGGAAGAAGTAGACGATATTCTTCAACAAGACCTAGCTAGATTCGTTTCAGGAGTGATTCGCCTATGTCCAAATACTGCAAACAATCAAAGCCATTTAGATGCGCTAACAAGTTTTGCCTTCAATGTCGGGCTAGGGAATCTGCAAAGAAGCCAAGTCCGAATGAAATACAACCGAGAGGATTATGAAGGCGCAATGGATGAGCTACTGACTTGGAATAAGGCTGGTGGCAAGGTTTTGCGTGGCTTAACTATGCGTAGACAAGATGAGCGAAACTTGTTTTTCTCTTAAAAATCAATAATAATAACTAGGTTTACTACATCTAGGAAAATCGCATGGCAGAACAAAAATGTACCGATGAAGAATTCGTAAGGCTGTGGAATGAATTAGGTGGTGCTACTGCGGTAGCCAAATTCTTAAATATGACTGTAAGAGCAACACAGGCTCGCA